CTTTAGCAGCGGCACAGGTGGTGTCGATCAAGGCGCGTTGGATGTTACCGGCGCCGGTGTCAATCAAGCAAATGCTTAAAGGATAATCCATGGCAGACGTTAGTGCTATTTTAGGTACCGGTCCGGCTCCGCAGCAGCCCAGCCCATTGGATACCTTGTCCAAGTGGCAGGCGTTGACCAATGCGCAGACGCAGAATGAATCCACCCAACAGCAGATTCTGAATCAGAAGCAAGAACTCGAAAACCTGAAACTGACCAACAAGACCGGGCAGCAATCGCTTGAGCAAAAGATGCATGCCCAAACCCAACAAGACCTCTTTTCGATTCGAAACTTGCCGGATGATCAGATCGTCGCCGGGGCTTTGAAGAAGCTCGATGAGCGGCTGGCCAATGGCTTGATCGATCAGCAGACGTATGGTGTGCAGAAACAAGGCATCATGAACTACGCCAATGATCCCAAAGGGCTGCGGGCGAGAATCGATACCGGCATCGTGAACGCGATGACAGCCTCCGAAGCCGTGAAGAACTATGCTGGTGAAAACAAAGAGGTTGAAACCGGCCAAGGCGTACAAGGCTATACCCAATCCGGCCAGTTGACCCCGACTCCGGGTGTGTTGAAGCCGGTCGGCGGAATCATCGGTACAGGGGCGCCAAGCAACGCCGATCTGTCGAATACGGTACAGATCACCGACGATAGACGCTGGCTGGAAGACGGCTCCGAGAATCCTCACTATGGCCAGCTACGGACGGTGGTGAAAGGCCAAGTTGTCCCACCGGGTCTTCAGCGGCCGGGACCACCGGGGCCATTGCCGCCAATCCCCGGTGTCACACCACCGGCGCCGGGGGCGACCCCGCCAGCACCGGGTGCGACCCCGCCAGCACCGGGTGCGACCCCGCCAGCACCGGGAGCAACGCCACCAGCACCGGGAGCAACGCCACCAGCACCGGGTGCAACGCCACCAGCACCGGGTGCGACCCCGCCAGCCCCCGGAGTACCGGTGAGACCTACTGTTTCCGGCAGCCCCGGTGTCGCGGTGAATCTGCCACCGGGGGTCAAGGAGTCATTGGAAGCCGATCGCGCCGCGTCCACCCAACAAGGCATCGCTTTGACCAATACGGATGCCGGTCGGGCGCAAAAGTTTGCGCTGCTGGACGACATCATAACTCAAGCCAAAGTTCCCGGCGCGTTCAGTGGCCCAGATCAACCCGGCTTCATCCAAACCATGGCCCGTCTGGCCCAAGTGCCCGGCGTCATCACAGACGATGTAAAGCGAACGGTTGGCGCACAAGAGCAGATGACCAAGGCGATGGCCAACCTGCAAAGCATCCTGATGGATTCGATGATCAGCACCAATGCCGGCTTGGCACATACCATCGACGCTTCGCCCCATCCCCAACTGAGCGAGTATGGCTTGTCCGGCATCGTGCATCAGTTGCAGGGTACGTATGATGCCCAAGAAGCCATGTCGAACGCATGGCAGAACTCCGGGCGACCGGCGTACGAGTTCAAGGATTGGCAGCGGCAATTCCTCGCCAGAACCAAGGATGGGCAATTCGACCCACGGGTCTTCTGGCTGGCGCGGATGAACGATCAGGAGCGCAAAACATTCTATAAGGCATCCAACAATGATCCTGCGCTAAAAAAGAACTACAACTACGCGGTGAAGAACGGGTGGATTGATCACGAGAGCACCCAATAATGCCGCTGGTTCAAATCGAAACGCCGGGAGGCGCCAAGTTTACCGTCGATAGCGCAGCGGCTCCGGCCTTTCAGGGCTTCCTCACCGATCTGGAAGCCCAAGGCTACAAGATCGATCCGTCGCAATCGGCTGGTTATAGCAATCGGAATATCGCCGGCACCAACACTCCGAGCCTGCACGCCAGCGGAAATGCGATCGATGTCAACTCTGTACGGAATCCCCGTGGCGCCAATACCGCCACCGATCTACCGCCCAATGCCGGGGATTTGGCTGCCAAATGGGGATTGACATGGGGCGGCGGCTGGTCGGGGAGCACGCGTGATCCGATGCATTTCGAGTTTCACCCGAACGTCAAGGCGAATACCGTGGCCACTACCGATACCAACACTCCGTTCGACGAACTGATGAATCCGAAAAAGCCGCCGGCTGTCGCCGCACCTGCCGCGCCAGAGGGGAATACCCCGTTTGATGATCTCATCAAGACGCCGGCACCGCCAGCACCGGTGGTTGATCCGCGTGGCACCGTTGAAGACCGCATGGTTCCCAACCCGGCGGCAAGAACCGCCCCACCACAACCACCGCAATCGATGTCCGATCGCCTGCAAGAGGGGGCGACACAGGTCGGCTTGGCTTATACAAAAGGCGCCGACAACGCACCGACTGTGCTTACCCCCGGCGCCGAGAACGTTGCGACGGCCGTGGGCGGCGTGCCGGCGTGGCTGGCAATCCATGGTGCCAATAACCTGCTCAAGGCCGGCGCAGGCGGCTATAGCGCCCTGCAAGAGGGCGTCAGACAGGTCGGCAACCCAGTCGGCAAATACCTCACCGGCCAGCCCGGTCTAGGCGATGATGTGGCCACCGCCCTTGATATCCTGCCCGCCGCCAAGCTGGAGGGGCTGCAAGCCGTCAAGGGCGCTGAGATCATGCGGCGTGGTGCGTTCCGGGATCAATTGGATAAGATGACCACGGCGGAGAGCACCGCCGTCGAGAACGCCAAGACGGCGGAGGGTTATCGAAAGGCCGCCGATGATGCCTTGTCGTCCGGTGCGCGAGACGCCGAGATCAAACAGAAGGCGTATCAGCTATGGCAACAGGACGGCAGCAAGCCGGGAGCAGACCCAGCCAGCTATTGGCAGAAGGCGCAGGACTCGCTCAAGGGTAAGCCGGGCGAGACGCCAAAGACGCCGGTCACCTATATGCAGAAGAGCGGCATCGACTGGGACAAGGTACCGAAGGATGAGCTTCCCACGGAGAAGCCAACCGACCCCGGTACGATCAAAACCGCCAATCGCATCATCGACATCGGCCTTGCAGTAGGTGGCAGCATACTGGGACACTACCATTACGGCTATCCGGGCGGCGCGATCGGCCTCATCGCCGGCCCGTTCATCAACGAGGTACGGGCAAAGTTCGGGGCGAAGGCTGCTGACGCCGTGGGGAAAGCGATCCAGCAGCAGGCGAGAAACCCACTCGGCACTGGTGGAGAAATCGAGCGGATGGGCAACCCACTACCAGATCAATCCGCCGCGCCCTGATCCTTCTGGATGATCTCGACCTTCTGCGGGATGCTCTTCAGGTGAACGGCGAACTCCATGATGCTGACGAGGAGCTTCTCGGCCAGCCACCCAAATACCCACACACCGATTACAACGCCGAACAGGCCGCCGACGATATGCACAACGCGAACTCCCGAAATCGATTCGACCCGTGGCAGGTCCATAGGCGCGTGTCAACGTCGGGGCGTTGACAGCCGGGCACCCGGCTCGGTACCGTTCGCCATGGACAGCCGGAGGGCTTCGACAAAAGGAATGATTTCGACAAGCCTGCGACGGTAGCCGGATGGCTTCGACAACATCGACGTCAGCGACAGCCAGGAGAATGGCTTCGATAAGTTATGCCGCTCCGTCCCCACAGCCATACGTATGGCTTCGATAATCGAAAGAAGATATACTCTTGTTCAAGGTGATCTGCCGCTACAGCCAAAATATGGCTTAAATCGTTCACAATCGGCTATGGAGACTAAATAGCCATGTGGAAAATAATAAAAAGAACTATCACGCATGGCAGCGTCAGCAGTCTGCGGCACGGGGACGTAACATCCCTTGGAACTTCCCGTACCCAGATTGGCTGGGCTGGTGGCAACGCGAACTGGCCGCCCGACCAGGAGCACGGCGAGGGCCTCATCGCGACGAATATCAAATGTGCCGGTTCGGCGATTCCGGGGGGTATGAACCGGGTAATGTGTTCTGCGGCACCCCGCGCGACAACTATCGCGACCGCCTGCACCATAGGAATCTGGACGCACTGGCCAAAGCAAACGCCGCCGGGGGCTGTTTCAAGGGCAGACGTGGCGATCAGCATCCAGCCTCCTGTGCCGTGATGACCTCGCTCGGCCGATTCGGATCGATCGCCCTCGCCGCCGATGCCTACGGGATGACGCGCCAGCGAGGTCGCTATCGCGTGGTGCGGGGTGATTGGTATATGGTGCCTCGCGAGGCATAGCTTCTGATGGCTTCGACAAAGTGGACGAGGGTGGTATCCCGATGGGTCTCGACGAGACAGCCACGCTTTGGCTGCGACGAATGCATTTGTGACGCGCTGCTCTGTCGCCACACAGCCACGCTATGGCTTCAACAAAAGGCACCGTTCGATCGGCTCCTGCCATCTCGACGACAGCCATTCTTTGGCTCTCACAGCGACCGCCGAAGACCGCCAAGAGCCACGTCTCTGATACGGCAACAGATACGGATAGGTTTTTGGGAACTCAATGATATCAAGGGCTTATCGCGATATGTGACAGAAGCCGCATCCGCACTCCGACGTTCGCCATTGATCGCTGACGATCTCAACCCATTGAAATCGCTCATTTACAGGCCGCCAGTGACCGCCAACAACCGCCGCGAGCCAGCGCCAAGATACGGATAGAAATACGGATAGCGCCCTTGCGCCGGGGGCTGATCCGGGCCTATATCCGCTCCCCTCAACAAGGAACGGATAATGCGACCCTTACTCAACAGTGCCGACGCCCACGCCTCGTTCATCGAGGCCGTGCGCTTACATCGCATCGCTGGCGTCCGCGTATCGGCCACCGGCAAAGTGCGATTCGAAACCAGCGACACAGTGAATGAGGCCGGCACCGGCTATCATACGCTGCCAGTGTTCGATCTGACCCAAGTCGAACACCGGCTGAACGACAGCGATCTGACGGCCGAGAATGGCGAGCCGTCTGAATCCTTGAGGAAACGCGCTGCCGAGACGATGCATTTCCTCGGTGAGCAGTTGGGCAAAGGCTTCCTGTCCGTGCCCTATGATGAAGCGCTCTACCTACAGGATAACCGAGGCGGTACGCCGGTCATCTGGTGGGTCGGCATGGAACGCACGCCAAACGGCGACGCACTCAATCTAATCCCGTTCCGCTGGGTGCGGCGCGATCAAGTCTGGTTATTGGAGACCGTTGTGTTGGTGCCTCTGCTGTACGGACGCGGCACGGTCGGTGCCCCGCTTAGCGAGTTGGATGACGACTCACCGTCCTATGACGCCCATGCTCAGTTTCGCCATGTTGGCGATGTCGAGCGGCGGCGGTCGCTGCTTCGACAGCATGAGCATGAGGTCTGGCTTCGCGTGATGGCACTTCTAGACACCATTCAGAGGCTGATGAATGCTGAGAAGGGCGACGTGGTGGTGGTGGAAGGGACGCACGAAGCGCTGCGGATTAACACTCGGCGCGACAGGCTCGGACTGCCGAAGCTCCATCAGGTGGTGCGTATCATCAACCTGATCCCGCGCACGCGGTGGAGGTCTGGCTTACCGAGCGAACCGACCGGACGCACCGTAGAACCACATCGTCGGCGCGGCTCCATCGTCACTAACCGCTTTGGCACACGGTTCCCGCGCAGGTCCACCATCGTCAATGACCCGGCCCGCACGCGGGAGACAGCCGCCGTGCCGCTGCCATTGCCGCTGCCTTGGTATGAAGTCGTGAAACAGGTTGCGGGCATCTGATCATGGACAGGCTGAAAAAGGACGGCACCCCCCGCCTGGGCAAAGGCGGGCGGGAGACCAATCAAGCAAATCGAAAAGATATGAACGACAAACAGGTGCAGGCCGCCAAACGCACCTGCCGCGTCAGCCGCAACCTGTGGCTCCAGGTCACCGAACGCGGCAGCAGGTCGTTCGTCATGGAGTGGGCCGATGGTGGAAAGCGGCACTGGATGGGGCTGGGATCGTACCCCGTCATCACCCTGGCCAAGGCCCGCGAACTGGTCGAAGACGCCCGCCGCTCGCTGGCCACCGGCACCGATCCACGCAAGCCGATCGCGGCCCATCCGTTCCGCGACGTGGCCGCCAAGTGGATCGAGAAAGCCAAGACCGAATGGACCAACGAACGCTATGCCAGGCAAGTGCCACGCTATCTGGAGCAACATATCTACCCCCAGCTAGGCGACATGGACGTGGCGGCGATCAAAACCGAACACGTGTTCAATGTGCTCAGCCCGATCTGGATGAGCATCAATCCGACAGCGGTCGTTCTGAGGGGCTACTGCGAACAGACCTTGGCGTTTGCCAAGGCGATGGGCTGGCGCACCGGCGACAACCCAGCGCGGTGGAAAGAGAACCTGGAGTTCGTGCTGTCCTCCAAGGTGCACAAGCCCGAGCAATGGCCGTCGCTGCACCATAGCGAAATCGCCGCCTTCATGACGGTGCTGCGCTCGCTCGACGGCGCCAAGTTCCGCGCCCTCGAATTGCTCATCCACACCGGGCTCCGCTCCAACGAGGTCGCCGGGGCCGAGTGGCGCGAAATCGATTTCGAGCGCGGCGTCTGGAGCCTGCCAGGGATACGTATGAAGGAGCGCACCGGCCACACCGTCCCGTTGACCCCGGCGACTGTGGCCCTGCTCCAAGCGCTCCCGCGTGGCAGTGAACTGGTGTTCGGCAAGCTCGGCGACAATGATATGCGCGAGGCACTGGCCGCAGTGTTCAAAGCCGCAGGCCGGACGTGGAAAGACAAGGACAGCGGCAAGCCGATCGTCGCGCATGGCATGCGGGCGTCGCTGTCCTCTTGGGGCCGCGACCATAGCTACGATGAGACCATGATCGAGGTGGCGCTGGCGCACGCGGTCGGCACCGAAACCGCAAGGCGCTATCAGCGGTCCGACATGATCGAACGCCGCGCCGGCATGATGGCCGCGTGGTCGGAGCATCTCTCGTCGAGCTAGAGGGCAATGACCGGCTCAGGTCGAGCTTAAGGCGACCACAGACGTCATAAATATCCCGTCCGCCGATCTGGCATAGGTGCCAATCCCTTGCGTTTATAATCATCGGCGGATCGGCGAGCGTCAGCTTGCTCGATTGGATGGGGTGCCGATAGCGCACTGAATGGCGGGGGCCGAAACCCCCGCCATTTTCGTGTCAGTGTGGCAGTCGCGCGAGAAACTCCTTGATCGAGGCCACCGTGACCACGCTCTTGCGGCCAATGTGGCGGCGATCGAGCAATCCATCGCGGCACAACTGATTGAGCTTCGTCCGGCCAACACAGACCATCTGGCTGGCAAGCCGCAGATCAACCACGTCGAGGTCAACCACAAGCTGATTGTTGGCGTCCGCCCGCACCGCAAAGAGGCGGAACCGTTCCTGCGTATCACCCATTCTAATTCACCTTTTCAAAGAACCTACAGCGGCTGAATGCGTGCCGCCACGACCTGTCTGCCATATCGGGGGCTCCGGGGGGAAGTACCTAATGGCTCCTCGAACCTATTCGCGTTGATCTGGGTCTTCCCCCCACCCGTGCGGCTGTGGCAGATGCCAGCCATGGCAGAGACCCTCAACGGCAGGTGGCAGAATACCGTCATCAAACTCGTAGACCCCAATCAGGGGACGCGGGAGGCGGCAGCGAACGCCCTCTATAATATGGCGCAATCGCAGGGGATCGACTTGCGGGATTTCGAATTGCGCAAGAAGAGCGGCGCCGCACGCCGACCAGCCAGCCGCGACCCCGCGCATTTCCAATTGGTCGCGGAAAACCTCCGCCTTCAGGCCGAACTGCTCGATGCCAAATTGGAGGTCGGTCGGCGCGAATACAAACTGCTGGAGCAACAGGAGGAAATCGAGCGGTTGCAGGCGAGCAACTATGAGATGAACACCGGGACGGCGCGGCAGATCGCCGCCTTGAACAAGACGCTGGCCGAGCGCGACGCCGAAATCGCCCGGTTGACACGCGAGAAGGCCAACCATACGTATGAGGCCCCGGCAGAAGACCGGGCCGAGACACAGGTGGAGGAGGACGACATGGCACGACCAGAACGGGACGTGTGGCAGACCAAAATCGAAAAGTACCTGAAACGCTATTCGGTGGATCGGATCAGCACGTTCGAATTGCTCGAAGAGTGCATTGGCCTCTCGGCCGCCGAACAGACCACCGATGTCGGCCGCCGCATCTCGCGCATCATGTTTCATATCGGCGGCTGGAAGAGCAGCACCAATATCAATTTCGAAGGCACCATCTGCCGGGGCTACATCAAGATGACACCAGACGAACTGGAGCGGCTCAAGACGAAACACGTTGGCCCACATGGCGAATGGCGCCCGCCCAGCGCCAAACGCAAATAGTTCCCGACGCAACAATGTTGCTTTGTGATGGCCCCCCTAGCGAAGGCGACCGGTGCGACACCATCTGCCGGGGGCCACATGGAGGGTACACGATGGATGATGATGAAATGGATATCGAGGCCGTGGGTGACACGCTGATGGAGTTGAGCGGCGAGCCCGATTTTCAGGCGTACGTCAGCGCGAATCACGGCCACTATGAAACGCAATCCGATTGCGAAACCCACGCCGTGCATGAACTCACCGATATCGTCATGGACTACGGCCACAGCAAGCCAGAGAAGGTGCTCAATACCGCCCGCCGGCTGCTGCGGGTGTGGGCGCGACAGGATACGCCGACCAATTAGAGATAGAGGTTGGAGGGCAATCCTCACGGTGTGCGGCACCGGCGACATGCTGAACCTCCCTACTTTGGCTGGGTTCCTCAAAGGTCGTCTTTACTACCCGGCAGAGATGGGCAAAGCCTGCCCTTCGTAATAACATTACGGCTAAGGTTTGGAACCGCGAACAGGCCATACGGATCATCCGTATGGCCTGTTTCTTTTGGGACCACCCCACACCATACGTATGATGGCGATGATCGCCATGATGGATAGGGGCGATTTATTGATTGATTCTTGAACCCCTGATTCGGGATACTGTGATCGGGCGAGCGATTAGCCCAAGCGATATTTCAGCAAGGAACACACCATGGGTACCTATAAGGACCAACTCATCGCGGATGCCGATGAGGCGGCCGAACTCGACCGCAATTCCCAAATCAACCTCGTCGTCAAAATCGAAACCGATAGCATCTCCGCGACGCGGGTGATCGTGCTGACACTCTACGACGTCACAAGCGATACCCTGCTATCGTTCAGCGATCGGCCGGGCGCCAACCCCATCAACGCGGCGGTGAAACTACTGCCGTTGGCCGATGCACTGATCGTGCAGACCACCTATGCCATCAAAACCTTGGAATCACTCTATGGCTTGGTGATCGACCCAGAACAGGTGATCGACCTGTATGCCCTGGCCAAACGGCTCCGGCCACATGAACCCCATGGTATCGATTCGTGGGCACGCCGGCTTGGCGTCTATCGGAGAAAGTTTCTCGGCGCACCCCGGTGGACAGCCGAGGCCCAGGCGCACTGCGAACGCGATGCCCGCATCGTCGGGATGATCTATGCCAGCCTCTATGATCTGGTGGACCTATGATCGCCGGCCGGCCGGTCGCGATCATCGACACCGAAACGTGGCCGGATATCTCCATCATCGGCTTGCTGTTGGATGATGGACACACCCACACCATCCGACAATTCACCACCATGCCGGACGTCGGTGAACCAATGCAGGCGTTCCGCGACTGGTTCAACGCACACCATCAGGAATACCTGTTCATCGGCTTCAATTCCGCCGGCTATGATAATTTCATCATCGACCTGATCATGCGGGGGTATGACGACCCCCAGACCATCGCCGATCTCAACAACTCTCTGTTTGAACAGGAGGACGCATGACATTTCGCGCCCAACGACCTACCATCAACGGCGAAACCGCCGCCGATCTGCTGCCCATCCTCAAACAACAGGAGAGCGGCAAAACCGGCGGCTTGAAGGAACTGGCGGCCAAGATCGGTTTCCCCCGCTTGCGCGAAACCCCGCATCCATTCAATCAACCCCTCGGCCGCGACAATGCCATAGAGGCCCTCGCGTATAACCAGAATGACCTGGAGGCCACCCTCGCGGTGGCCAAGGTCGCCGAACCGTTGATCGAGATGCGGGTCGCCTTGCAGCGGGAATACAACAACAAACGTATCCTCAACAAACCCAACGCCTCCCTAGCCGAGGCCCTGATCGCGCAAGCGCTGTTCGGCGATGGACGCTGGGAGAAACCCAGCGCCACAACCTTCACCCTCAACTGTCGCGACGTCGCCGAACGATTCCATTTCAATGATCCGGCGCTCAGTACCTTCCGCGATCGGCTGTGCCAAACCACGCTGACCTGGACGGTCGAGGAAGCCGAGGGCCAGAAAACCTTGACCAAACCAGACTATGCCGACGAGGTGGTGGTCGATGGCGTGACCTATACCCCCGGCAAGGGCGGCCTGCACTCAGTGGACGCGCCAGCGATCTTTGAAAGCTGCGACAAATACGCCTTGTGGGACATGGATGCCGAGGCGGCCTATCCATCCACCATTCTGAAAGACCAACTGGCCCCCAGCCACCTGCCCAAGTTCCCGTTCCTGCACGTCTATCGGAAACTGCGGGAACGCCGCATCGAAAGCAAAAAGGCCGGCAACATCGCCCTGTCCAACGGCCTCAAACAAGCCGTCAATGGCGCCTTTGGCAAGGGTGGCTCGGTGCACAGCTTTATGTTCGACCCCGCCACCATGACCCGCTGCACCCTAGCCATGCAACTCACCCTGTTGCAATTCGTCGATTTCCTCAACATTCCCGAAATCGACGTGGTCAGTTGTAACACCGATGGCCTGTTGCTGCGCTTGCCACGCCAACACGTCGAGGCCATCCGCGCGCTGACCAATACGTATGCCAATAGCCTCGGCTTCGATCTCGATTGGACCGAGTTCCAACGCTATTGCCGTCGCGATGTGAACTCCTATGTCGCGCTCACAGCCGATGGCACCGTCAAGGCCAAAGGAGCCTATCTGTTCGATCGTACCTCCTGGCAATCGCTTTCGAAAAAGACCGCCACCCAAGAAGGCATCGTCACCCTCGCCGCCCAACGTGCGCTGCTCTACGGCGAGGACGTCGAACCAATCATCCGGGACTGTCAGGACGTCTCGCTGTTCACCGACTACACATCGGTGGATCGCAAATGGGCACTGGCCGTCGATGGCATACAGATCGGACGCATCGCCCGCTATTACCGCGCGCTGCCCGGTCAGGGTACCGATCTGAAAAAGGTGCGGCTCGCCACCGGCAAGGCCAACAAGCTGGCCGACTGCGTGGTGCTGGTGGAAGACCTGCCAGACCACCGGCCGGATGACCTCGATCTCGACTGGTACATCGCAAAGGCCAGAGCGAAGGTGACCGATATCACCGACCCCGAGGTCAAGACCCGCACCACCATCCCGATCGGCGAACTCGGCACCGCCCAACGCGAGCGTCTGACGGCCTGCCAGAGCCTCGCCACAGTTGACCCCATGATCTGCTCAACGTTCGCGCTAGGCCGCTTCCAGGACGACTGGAACACCGTCCGCAAGGGCAATCGCCAAGCCACCATGCTGGATATCCTGCGGCGGGCTTGGGTCGCGGGAAATGGACAGGTGACGGCCGGCGATCTGCTCTGGCTGGGTGAGCAGGTCACCGAGGGGGATACGTATTTCGCCGGCCAGAACCACGCCAAGCTGGTCGCCCTGGTGGAGTGGGTGGTGCGCCGGGTGTCGCCGTTCCGGATACCGCAGACACCCCAGGAGATAGCAGAACGCGCGTTGGAGTGGGCGCAGGAACACGTCGAGCCGCTGAAACGCAAGCGCAAGATGGTGCATACCGGGGTGCTGGCCTCCACCTTTATCAATGGCGAGGCATTGCGCCGGTATGCTAAGATCAAGGATCAATACAGGCTAGCGACCAGTATTGCCGCCGTCGCTGTCAAGAACACCCACGATTTAAGCCCGAATGAACTCGTCGCATTGATCGAGGAAGTCGATGACTATTTCAAAAGGACACCATCAGATGACCCTGTTTCGTGAATTACCGTCCGCCTATCCCCCGGCATTTGCCGGGGGCCTCAAGCCAGATCAACACTATCTGGCCACCTTGTGCGCGCTCACCCCTAGCGGCACATGGCTGTGCAAACGCCATAATGATAGCTGGGGCGAGTTCAGCAGCACCAAGGCCGCCAAAGCCCACATGATTCAATGCTGGCTCGGTGGCCCCCATCATATCACCGATGGCGACATCAAAGACTACATGAACAACAAGGGCGTGCCAGCCGTCGTCAATGGGATGATGCGCGTGCCGATCTCAAAGGCGCAGTTCATCGAGTTCCAGGACACGGTGTATATCAATAGCTGGCGCAATACCATCATGGCGGCAGATTATACCGCGCTGAATGACCCGTTCATCCGGGGGCCACTCACCCTGCTCATACGTATGCTGCGGGAGTCCCTGTGCAATCGCCAAGGCGCCCACACGCTGGATGAGATGATCACTCTGGCCAATTCCGATGATCCGGCCGAATTAGAATTCAGATTTCTGATGAACTGGCTGAGCATGCCGATCCAACACCCAGGCTATAACCTGCAAGTGAATTGCTGGCTGGTCGGTGAGATGGGCGGCACCGGAAAAGGCACGCTGTATAATTTGATGAGCCGCGTCTATGGCGCTGACCTCGCCTGCCTGCTGAACGCCGATGAAATCCAACAGGGGGGCTGGACCGACAAGCTGGAGGGCAAGCTGTTCGTCGCCATCAATGAGATCAACCCCAATCGCAAGTTCGATTGGAACTCCTTCATCAAACAGAACTCGACCGAAGATACCCTGCAAATCCGCAAGCGGAATCATCACAGCCATGACACGCTGAACTATGGCAATTGGCTGTTCACCAGCAATAATGAAGGGCCGGCGGTGTTGGACGCGTTCGATCGCCGCAACTGCATCATCGCCTGCACCAACGACCCCAAGGTGGCGCATATCGCGCAAGAGGTACGCGATTGGATGCGCGATTACCCCGATCTGTTGCCGCGTCTGCTGGGCGCCTTTGTCGCCGTACTGCAAAACCAGCGCATCACCCTCGATCTGATCGAGCGGGCACCAGATACCCTCATCAAGAGCGAAGTACAGAGCGGTACGGCCCGCGACAGCGAGTATGACTACTGGCTGGTCAATGATCCGATCTATCCCCGCGATAGCTGGCAATTCGCCCACGAACTGCTGGATTGCTACCGGCATTTCATGCACCTGCCAGCCGATTGGGCACTCACACCACAGCGATTCGGTCAGAAGCTGGCCAAGCTGGCACGCCATGGCAAGATCGAGCGAGCCAAGGTGCTAGGCAGCACCCATTCGGCGCAATACCGGATTACCACTACCAAATACCCCATACTCAAGACCACAACGGATGGCCAGGGCAACACAACACAGGCCATGGTGATCCGACTCGATCCACCAAATCACTGACGCAACAGGCATTTGCCGGGGATTTGCTGCCCAAATGGCTCTGCGACTGGCAAACCAGTCGCAGAGTCTATCTTTATCCAAAAGTCTATCCTACCCTCAACACCTAGAGTACCCTAGGGTTTTTGTACCATGATTGATAGGATAGACTATACTACACAAGAGGAAATACTACATATATGCCTGCAATTTCATTTAACACAACAACATCATTATCATCACATGTCAGCGTACCATGGCATCGCCTAATACGTGTTGCACATGGTCCGTGAATATGTTATACATGAATTGTTCTGTTGAAATATCTCTCGCTGGAAAACCCCTTGCATAGACACCTATGCAGGGGGTTTCTCCTTTTATGAGATAAATACGTATGTGTCGAGGGCGTGCTATGACGGGATGTCCGTCGTGACCATCAAAGTGATCTCCTTTCGAATACTAGGGTTGTGAATCACCTCGACATAAGACAGGCCAGCATGTGTGTCCATCGAGATGTTGGAACGGGGCTTTTTGACGCTCTTCACCCCTTTGAATTACTGGCCTGTCTTACCCTATTCAAGGAGAGCCCATGACCGACCATACGTATGACATCCGCGAGCATTTCGATAACCTCGTCGAGAACACCTTGCAGAACTACGAACTCGAACGCACCCTGAAGCGTGCCATCGCACCAGTGATCAGCAATCTGAGCGAGAATGAGCGTGCCACCATCGCCAGCGAACTGGCGTATCGCATCCATGACACGCTCACCATGGACCCACGCACACCATGCAATTCGCCACCATCGCTCGATCGGGTGTTGAACTATGTGCATCTGCGCTTTGGTATCGCCGATTGGGCTAATCGCTACAACGCTATGCAACGCGAGATCGACGAACTGTGTGACGCGCTCGCTGACGGTGAAGACCTGCTGGATGATCCTATTCCGGGCACAGATACGTATGATGAGCTTTGACTTTGCGTTCAAGGTAGTCCGACTACCTTGAATGCATTCAACCTGATAATATAAGCTTGAACGCAAGATTGCTTTGACTATAGAGTATTGATATAATGAAGCCTGAGTATGCCAGACAAACTCGCTATTATCGTCGCAATCCAGAATTGTATCAGCAATGGCGTGATGATCACCCTGGGTTCGTGAGGATATGGGAGCGCAAGCAGCGGGCCGAACAGGCCAAGCTCGCTGAAGAGGCTGCTCTGGCTGCCGAAATAATGAAAGAGAGCAATGAACCAAAATCCGATTGATCGCTTGGCGGCGATCCGCCAGCAAATCCGTACCCTCCGCCTTGAACAACGCACCATTCGCAATGGCATCCTCGCCGGGCAGATAGACCCCCATGGCGAGGCCCACACAGCCCGTGTGCGCCGTCATGTGGTCGTAGTGGAGCAATCCCCCACCTCGGTCTCCTTGCCACTCCAGCCGGCCCGCAATGGCGGGGTTGAAATCTCAGAGTGGATGCGCTCGCGGGGTGAAGCGTGATGCATATGAGTTCGATACCAAAAGATTTGGATCAAACAGATACGGCGGCGGTACGCCGCTACATCCTCGATTGGGACAACGCCCATCGCGACACCCTGCCGCCGAGGGATTGGTATCGGTCGTGGGAGCTATATCTCGATCAGCTACGCAAGCACGCGCTCATGCGCGACTACTGTGATGGCGAGCATGGCACCGGGCAGTACTGTCTGGTCTGCGATGGCCGGCGCGAGGAGGCCACGGCGGGCCAATGGACAAGTCCGAATGACCGTCGAGGCTCGGTCTGATGGCCGGTCGTAGCTCCTGTGTCGCGGGCTTTGATTACAGCGACAAAACCTTGATCCTGACGATCTATTTCGTCAAAGGCGGCTCGTATTCGTACTACGGTGTGCCAGCCGATGTGGCAGCGGAGGTGGGACGCGGAGGACAGTTCAACGCCAGTATCCGGCTCGCGTATCCCTATAGCCGCAACTAGGAAACCGTGCCTAAGACACTAATTTCACTGTGTGAAACGCCCTAGAAAACTACTAGGCATATTTTCCCATTTGATCCGGCATTCACGCCTCCCGCGACTTGGCACGGTTCTTGCATACCGCACCTGCATACGCGCCATGCGAGAATAGCATAGCGCACAACCGTTAGTTGCAGACCGTCACCTCGCTCGGTCGGTCATACGGGTATGGATACGGGTAGCGTATCGGTTAGTGAGTGTTATCAATGGGTTACGAGGTGTTAGTGCGGATGGTCGATCTGCACTAACAGCGCCATGCCACCTATGGTAGTAGGCCACCTCGGCATGGCCAGCCATGTTAAAACGGCATGGCAGACCGGCTTGGAAGTAAAATGTCTAGATTATGAGACGATCCTGACCGCGCCCTAGTGGTTTTATCGCGGAGCAGAATCCTAGGATTAAATACCGCCATGTCCGACCACAACGGCAATGGCCACAGCCGATCGGCCCTCGACAGTGCCACCAAGCTTGGGGGCAGCCTGATCCGCGCGTTGCCGAGCGGCTTCTTATCACTTGTACTACTCATTGCGTTTATGTTATATATAATCAGGGGCATCCAAACTGAGCGGATCGAGGCCATGAGGGCTTTTGCCATCGCATGTACCAGCGCGTTGCAGAACTCGGCACCTGGGGTAAATAACCGATGATCATCGCACCCCCCACCCTGCCCTATCAAGCGAGCGGCGTCAGCTTTATTGCCGGCCGGCGCCTGATTGTGGCGACCACTTTCGAGACACCAATCACGCTCTTCAAGGCAACCTCCAAGTCGATCTGTTGGTCAGTCCGCAATTGCTTTTGTTGGCCCTCTGGCGAATCCGTCGTACTATCGGCCTATGCCGATGCAGTGATCGGTAACGCCGGCAATCCACAAGTGCCGGTCAACCTCCGCATCGGCTCCCTGACCAAACCCACCGGCCTCGTCAACTCCGACCCCACCGCCACTTCGTTCGGTACCTATATCGCCAGTACAAAGAGCAGTTCGACGCCAACGCCTAGTGGCAATCTGTTGATCGTGATCGATCCCGGTCATTCGTTGTTGATCACCGCCACCGGCTCAATGGACGGGGTCGATATCGGCATCGGCTATTCGTGGTATGAACTCGACCCGTGATCCCGTCGCAACGCGATCTCCAGCAGGACCCCCGCACCATCTTCACCGAGATGGTGGCCTATTACGAGCGGCATGGCCGGTTGCAACAGGCCGCCAAGTATCGCCGCTTTCTGGCCGTGCTGGACGCCTCGCCGGGGACCCCGACCCAAGATCAGGTGATCAACATCAGGACCGGTCTACGGGTGTCCAAGGACGCCGCCCGCGTCGCCCAGCGGCGGCAGAGCCCACGCTAAGCTCTAGAGCGACTTTGCCGTAAGATAGCACCACGCGCTGACCGAGAACTTGTCGTGCCAGTCGAATCCGAATACCGGATCGGTGTAAAAATGGATGACATACGTATGGGTTCCGGCGCCCGGCCGATCCCATGTGGGGGCATGCTTGTAGAGTGATCCGGCCTTGGCGTCGTCGAAAATCTCGGTGCCGTCGCGCGTCATCTTGTAGTTGGCTAGGGAGATCACATCAGGGGCGCCGTCGCCGATACCTGTGTCAACCGCCCGGCCCGGCTGGCCGACGAAGGTCCATTCCACCACGCCGCTGGCCGTGTTCACGGTCACCGAGGTGTCTTGGGTCATCGTGGTATAGGCGTCCGCAGCCCCGCCATCGACGCTGCCAGCGGCGCCAGCGGGTCCGGCAGGCCCTGTATCACCCTTGACGCCCTGAATGCCCTGAATGCCTTGTGGCCCGGCCGGGCCGGTGGGTCCCGGCATCAAGGTGATATTGGCCGCCGCCGCTGCGATCGCATCATCGATGCCCATCAAATGGCGAGCGGTGACGAGGTCGGCGGCCCCGACAACAGGTAACATAACCGCCGAGATCGCATCATCATCGAGCGGTGCAGCCGATAGCTGATCGTAGATCAGGTTGCCGAGGTGATCTTTGATAATGCATCTGTAACGACCGCTGCCGAACACGATCGCTCTTCCAGCAGCATCCAGTATCAACGGATTGGTGTTGAATGTGGTGCCGAGCGGGTCTTGCCACGTGTCCTTGGCGACCGTGGTGTCAGGGATATAGAATTGCACCGACCCGCCGCTCAGCGGATCGCCATTGAGATCGAACAACTGCCATTTCGGGATGGGGAGGAGGGCGTTCGTCATACGTATCCCACCGCCATCCAGTTGAATTTCGATCCGACGCCGCCGTGGTTATCGGTGTCCTCGATGAACACGGTGAACCAGTTCGGCGTCATATTGGCGCAGCGCAGCACCAGATTGACCGGGTTATCCACGGTCACGGCGGTGACCGAGATCAGCGAGGTGAACCCGCGCGAAAACGGCACGGTCTTTGATCCACCGCCATCGGTCGAGTCATTGCCGAATTGCATGAGGAAGCCGGTGTCCGGCATGAAGAACCAGCCCGGATTGCCCTTTGAGATTTCACTGCTGCTGCCGCCACCGGTACCTCCCGTCGCCCCAGGCACGCCTTGCGGCCCTTGCGGCCCCGCAACACCCGTGGGTCCGGCTGGCCCCGGCATGAGTTCGATGTTGTCCACGGCGGTCTGGATCGCGTCATCGACGCCCAGCAGGCGGCGAGCTTCGGCGAGTGTCGCCGCGCCGACGACGGGCAGCATCACCGGCGAGATGACGTCTTCGTTCAGGTAGGCGGCGGTTTCGCCATCCCAGATCAGATTTTCGGCGGCATCGAATAGGATCAGTCGCAGACGGCCATGGCCATACATGACGCACCGGCCATCCGCATCGAGCACCACAGGATTGGCATTCGGTACCGTCCCGCCGCTGTCTACATAGGTGGATAAGGGGGTGAAGGTGCCGGGTTCATAGACGGCGATCGAGCCACCGGCGAACGGTTTGCCGTCACCGTCGCTGAATTGCAGGACGGGCGAAGGGATTAGGCTGGTCATAGAGTATATTTACCCACCGGTAATCTAAATACTGCGATGAACAAGAAAGAACCGGTGGTCGTACTGGACAGCCATTACGACGACGCCGAAGCCCGCTTTTCCGAGACCACGCCGATCGAGTATTATATTGAACCGCAGCGGTTGAACTCGGCGCAACTGCGGGATTTGGCGCAACGCCACACCGAAGCGGCGATCACCACGCTGGCTGGCGTGATGAATGATCCGAGAACCAGTGCGGCGGCCAAAGTCGCTGCTGCGAGCACGATTTTAGACCGTGGTTGGGGCAAACCGGGGGTCGAAGGTCACATCGGTGGTGATCGCCCGCCAATCAGCGAGATCAAGGTGCTGTTTGGCACCGTCGCCAGCCCACCGAGCCTAGAATCCCCCAAGAAGACCGACAAGAAGCCGGCGAAAGACGACGATGCCGAACACTAGAGGCGAGAAACTACCGCCGCCTCCGGTATTCAACGTCGAGGCGTCGTTTCCCCCCAAATGCAGACCGCTGTTTGAGCCGCATCGCTTCAAGATTCTCTGGGGTGGGCGCGGATCATCCAAGAGTTGGAGTTGTGCACGGGCGATTCTGCTGCGGTGTCAGCAAAAGATGACCAGAGTGTTGTGTTGTCGCGAGTACATGACCTCGATTTCCGACTCGATTCATCAATTGCTGGCCGATCAGATCAAGACATTGGGCCTCTCTCCGTACTTCGAGGTCGAAAGCAAATGCATATACGGCAAAAACGGCTCTGAAATACGATTTGCCGGGTTGAAAACCAATGTGAATGCCGTCCGCAGCTACGAACGCATCGATATTTGCTTCGTGGAGGAGGCACAGAACGTCTCCAAGTCCTCATGGGATACGCTCCTACCCACGATCCGTGCGCCAGACTCCGAAGTCTGGGTCTGCATGAATCCGGACTTGGAGACGGACAATAGCTACGTCCGCTGGATCAAAGAGCCGCCGAAGAGTGCTTGGGTCTGTCGGATGAACTGGCAGGACAATCCATGGTTCCCCGAGGTGCTCAAGGCCGAGATGCTCGACATGAAAGAGCGGTCTTACCATGACTACTTGCACATCTGGGAAGGCCATTGCCGCGCGTTCCTCACTGGCGCGGTGTATTATGATCAGTTGGTGCAGGCGGAGCAGGAAAAACGCATCCGCCGGGTGATCTATGACCCGATGGCCCCCGTGGAAGCGTTCCTTGACCTCGGCTGGGCCGATGCGACGTCTATCTGGCTCTGCCAACGCATTCCCGGCGGCGAGGTGCATTGCATCGATTATCACGAGAACACCCGCAAACCGCTCGATTACTATCTGAAATATTTGTCCGACAAGCCGTATGCCATCAGCACAATTTGGCTGCCGCATGACGCCCGCGCCAAGAACCTCGGCACCGGGCGGTCCATCGAAGAACTCATACGTATGAAGGGTCATGCGGTGCGGATCGTGCCGAACCTCAGTCTTACTGACGGCATTAACGCTCTTAGAGAGCTATTCCCCAAGCTGTGGTTTGACAAGGACAATTGCGAAGAGGGCTTACAGGCGCTGCGGCATTATCGATATGACGTGATCAACGACGGCGCTGGCGGATTTAAGAACGCGCCGGTGCATGATCGGTGGTCACATGGTGCCGATTCGGCCCGGTATATCGCGATCGCCTTGAAACAACCGAAGAGCAAGAATGCGCTTAAATACGATCATAAGCCGTTCATTAACGGCACTAGTACATCGTGGATGCAACTTTGACACAATCAGACGAGGACATTGTCCAAGAGGCTCAGGATCGGTTTCGCCGGGCACAAGAATGGGAATCCGCCACCAGAGCGCGGATGATGGATGACGTGAGATTCGGCAACGGCGATAGCGTCAACAACGCGCAATGGCCGACCGAGATCGCCAATAACCGGATCACCTCTGACAAGCCGTGTCTGACGATGAACCGGGTGCGGCAGTATTGCCTCAACATCCTCAACGACAGCCGCAACAACAAGCCTTCCATCAAGATCAATCCGGTGGGCGGCGGGGCGAGCTTCAAGGCGGCGCAGATATACGAAGCGATCATCCGTCATATTGAATACATCAGCAACGCCCAGCAAGCCTATGACGCCGCCAGTTGGTGGCAGGTTTATGCCGGTATCGGCTGGTTCCGTGTGATTACGGATTACGCTGGTGACAACAGCTTCGATCAAGAGATTTACATCCAACGCGTCGCTGACGCGATGAGTGTCTATCTCGACCCGGTGATCCATGAGTATGACGGCTCGGATGCCAAATGGGGCTTCGTGTTCCGCGACATGGAACAGGACGAATTCGAAAAAGAATATCCTCGCTATAAGGACAAGGTCACCTCCAATACCGCGCCCTTGGCGACCGATGACGGCTATGGCTGGGTGACCCGCGACACCATCAGGGTGTGCGAATATTTCCGCAAGGTCGAGGACAGCGACGTCTTGCATCACATGAGTGATGGCAGCACGCTCAAGGAAGGCGATCTCACCAATCCTGATGTTCGCAACATGGTGCGGCAATCAAGTGTGCGTCGCCGCGAGATTCCCAACCACAAGATCGAATGGTTTCTCATCGCCGGCTCCGAGGTCGTGGAGAGACGCGATTGGCCCGGTAAGTATATCCCGCTCTGCCGCGTCGTTGGCGAAGAGACCGTGATCGACAAGCAACTCGATCGCAAGGGCCATGTTCGCAACATTACCGACGCGCAGCGGGCGTACAACTACTATTCGTCAGCCGGCATCGAGTTCGTGGCACTCCAAGCCAAGACTCCGTATGTCGCGCCGATCAACGCCATCGAGGGCTATGAGAATGAATGGAAGCAGGCCAATACGGTTAATCTGGCGGTGCTTCCGTATAATCATATGGACGACGATGGTAAAGAAATCCCACGCCCGCAGCGTGAACAGGCTCCGGTATTTGCGGACGCTTACCTGAAAGGCATGACGATCGCCCAGAATGAAATGGCGATGGTGTCCGGCCAGTTCGAAGCGTCCTTGGGGATGCAAGGTAATGAGCGCAGCGGCAAGGCTATCAACGAGCGTCAGCGTGCGGCGAACACGGCGACCGGACATTATGTTGATCATCTGTCCTCGTCGGTGCGGTTCTGCGGCAAAATCCTCCTCGATTTGATCCCCAAGGTGTATGACACCCCAAGACTCCTGAAAATCCTCAACATCGATGGCACACAAGGCACCGTGGCGCTCGATCCGAAGGCGCCCCAAGCGCATCAGGAATTGCCGGCGATGCCTAATGAGCCGGAGAGCATCGATCCGCAGCACGTGGCATCGATCTTCAATCCGACCATTGGTGAATACAGTGTTCAGGCCGATGTCGGGCCGTCGTATCAGACGAACCGTCTCGAATCCTTCCAAGCCCTCAGCGACATCATGGCCCAGAACGAATCTTTGGCCCCGATGGTCATGGACCTATGGGCCTTGAGTTCTGACTTCCCCTATGCCGACGTCATTGCCGATCGGTTCAGACGTATGCTGCCGGCTCAGGCGCAGGATGAGCATCCCGACCCCCGTATGCAGCAGATGCAACAGATGCTGGCGCAACAGCATCAGGTCATGCAGCAGCAGGCGGCTGAGCTTAACCAGTTCAAGATGCAGGCCAAGGCCAAGGATCAGGACGCCGAGCGCGAGTGGTATGACAGCGAGACCAAGCGGCTCACGGCGGTCGGTGGTATCGATCCGTTGGCCCTGCGTCCGGTCGTGCGGTCCTTGGTCTCCGAGATACTCGGTATGCACGCCAATTCAGCGATTGCCATGCACGTGGCCGAGGACGCGCGGATGCACCACGCGGCGGGGCTACAGAGCCCGCACGCGGCGCCCCTGCCACCACCCCCTCCCGGTGCCACGGCCCCCGAAGGACCGGATGACAGCGGCTCGCCGATGCCCGGTGCAGAGACGGCGATGCCGCCGGATCAGCCGCATCAGATGGAGACCCCAGCCCCCGAGCCGGCAGCGCCCGCGTAAATACGTATTATGATCCAAGTTAATGCCCATTACCGCGTTGCCGATCTCTGTGTTGCTATGGCGGAGCAGGTCTTCGAAGAGTGTGCCGGCCAGTACAACGGCTGGTACAAGAAGCATCCGGACCGGGCCAAGTTCGTCAAGCAGTGTGCCCCTACGCTGAGGGCACACGCCCGTCAGGTGATGGCCGAGATGCTCGGGCGGAAAGACCTGCCCGATGATCAGAAAGCCGACATCTACGAAGCATTGATGCTGGACGGCACCTTGCCGCGAGCCGGGCCGATCGAGATCAGTCCGGGCGGCAATCTATTCTGATGCAAACATTTCTTATTGTCATGCTCGTCTTAATCCTCGTCGATCGAGCCCTGCGCGATTTCGCCAAGGGTTTTATCCGGGGATGGCAACGTACCTAAGCAACCCCTAACCGGCCAGGGTACGGCCGAGGAAACAGGATGTAATCCATGTCTGAAACTACCACCGAACAACAACCTTTCGATCCGATCGAGAATACTCCCGAGGTCGAACCCACCGTACAAACCGAGCCTTCCGAGCCCCTAGAAGAGGCTACAGAGCCTGTTGAAAAGGCGGCTGAGGAAACGGACGAGTCGGAGACCGAGCCGGCGGAGGACGCCGACAAGCGCATGGCGCGAATGGCGCATGAGATGCGGGAAGCCAAGAAGCAGGCCCGGCAACTCAAGGCCGAACTCCAGCAGCTACGCGGCGAGCGGCCACCAGCCGAACCGGATGCCGAGTTGGATCGCAAGGTGCAGGAACGCGCTGAGCAGCTAAGCCGTCAGAAGGTGTTCGTGGACACCTGCAACGACATCTACGCCAAAGGCGCGGCTGAATACGGCAAGGCCGCATGGGATGAAGAGATCAAGGAACTGTCCAGCATGGCTGGCCAGTATGTCCCGCCTGTGATCATCGAGGCGGCGCAAGACGCCGGCAATCCGCATCAAATCCTACACTATCTGGCCGAGAATCCCGATGAGTATGAGGTGTTGCTGAATCAGCCGGTCCACAAGACGGCGGTACAGATCGCCAAGATCGCCGCCAAGCTGCATGCGCCGAAGCCTGTCAGCAAGGCGCCAGCGCCGATCCGTCCGGTCACTGGGCCGGCGTCAGGCCCCAAGAACCTCGAAACCATGCCGTTGGATCAGTATATGCGCGAGATGAACCAACGCGACCGTCAGCGTCGGGGGTATTGAGATGGTAAAAGTCTATGACATCAAAACGGACGAGTTCCGCGAAGCGACACAGGAAGACGTGGATCGCATGGCGAGCGTAGTTCAAGCCTATGGTCGTTTGATCGAATGCGTCGAGCGACTGGAGGGCGCGGCCAATACCGCGATTGCATTGGCCGAATCGATTGCGACAGACCAAGGCAAATGGCGGCCACGGCGGCCCAAACCGGATTATCACTGATGCCGCAGGTGTATGACAGCATGATGGATTTGAAGCGCGAGATCACGCAACACGAGGTCGATCAACTGCTCTTAACGGAGCAGGCGTTTGGCCAGATCATCTTGGCGTTGGATCGGTTGTTGATCGAATGTAAGAGCGTGGCAGTAGGCGATGACACGCCCAAACCGTTCTTAGGCGCTATCAACGTTCTGTTGCGCGGCTAGATTCGCCTCTGACCATGCCTGCTTTCGCTTGCGCTCGCGTTGGTATTCTCTCTGATATTGCCGGTAATGTTCGCGATTCTTGTTGCGCCATGCCAGCATGGTGACGCGCAATTTCTCGACATTACTGGGATAGAGCCGGCGATGACAGAGCTTACATGCTGACATGCGGCCGTCTGTCTTGTTTCGTGAGTTGCTATAGAACCGATCTAACGTCTTTTCGGTATGACATTTGGTACAGGTTTTCGTTCGCATCGTCTATTTAATCCACTACCTGTCGATAGTGCAATATAAATAGCAATTACCACCTTCCGGCGGGTTATAGCCGAGATTGCGACCAGACCCCGCGTTATAGGGCTGAGGCCGGACCGGAGCTTATTTCGGGTCACCACCACTATATTTGGGGACACCGAATCCATGCCTACTAACACATTGCTCACTATTTCACAGATCACGCGTGAAGCGCTCCGTCTGTTTTTGAATTCTAATGCATTCTTGCAGACCATCGATAAGCAATACGATCCGCAGTTCGCCCGCACCGGCGGCGGCAAGATCGGCGCCACTCTGCGTATCCGTCTGCCGAACGACTATACCGTCCGCTCCGGCGCCAGTGCAGCGTCGCCGCAGGACACCACCGAGCGCAACACCACGTTGACCGTTGCCACCCAGAAGGGCGTTGACGTCAGCTTCAGTTCCGCCGATCTCAGTTTGTCTCTTTCCGACTTCGGAACAAGAATCCTTCGCCCCATGATGAACTCATTGGCCGGGGCTGTTGCGACTGACGTCATGAGCCTCGTCGAAGGCGTACCGAATGTCGTGCATGCGGTTGATGGTTCCAATAACACGATCTCGCCGACCGCCACCACGTGGCTTCAAGCGGGCGCCGTGCTCGATCAGCTTTCCGCCCCGCGTGGCGAGCGTTGCGCAATCCTCGACGTTTTGACCCAATCTCGGACAGTAGCGGGCTTCACCGGTCTGTTCAATCCCACCAACGATACCTCTGATCGTTGGCGCACCGGCCTGATGGGCACACGGGCTTTGGGCATCGATGATTGGCGGATGGATCAAACCGCGATCCTGCATACCACGGCGGCTTATGGCACACTTGCCACGGTCACCAGCGTGTCAGCGGATGGTCTTACGTTGACCACTGCGGCGCTCAATGGCCCCCTGACCAAGGGTGACATTGTCACGATCGTCGGTGTGAACAGCGTCAACCGCGTCACCAAGGCCGACAACGGCGTCTTGGCGCAGTTCGTTGTAACCGCGAATGCGGCGACCTCGGCCACCAGTGTGTCGATCTATCCGCCCCTGATCCCGCCCTCTGGCGGCAATCCGGTGCAGTATCAGACCGTCAGCCGGGCGATCTCTGGGTCTCCGGCGTTGGCCAGCCCGATCAAGGCGAGCGAGGTGTATCGCAAGAATTTCGTTTTCTTGAAGGAAGCTTTCACATTAGCAACGGCCGACCTCGATCTGCCGACTGGAGCGGTCGTTGACTGTTCGAGACAAGTTTACGATGGTGTCAGCATACGTATCATCCGGGATTACATTACGACAACCGATCAATGGTTGACCCGATCCGATATTTTGTACGGATATACGTCACCCCGTGCAGAATGGTGTGTGATTGTGGCTGACAGCACCTGATAAATCGCAGGTTTCCTAGGATTTCTACCAACCGCCCCATATATTGGGGCGGTTTTCTTTTCTGTCTATATTGACATCTCCGCATAGGATAATGTATTCTGATCCTGTATTCAAGAGGAAAGGGATACATTTGAAAGATTTAACTGGCCAACGTTTTGGCATTTTGACGGTAACTGGGTTCGCGTTCAAAGAGCGACTCAAGAGCGTGGCACCTCCGCGCAAGACTCCGTGCTGGCAGTATTATTGGAACTGCGTTTGCGATTGCGACAGCAGCAAGACGGTGACACTGAGCGTGAGCAATTTGAAGGTCGCCAAGAGTTGCGGTTGTGCACACCCTCGTACCAAACACGGCATGTTCAAACATCCTGCCTACAACACTTGGCATTCGATGATCGAGCGATGCCGTAACCCAAAGGTCCGGGACTATCACCGCTACGGCGGACGCGGCATCAAAGTGTGTGACCGTTGGATGAGTTTCGAGAACTTTTGGGCTGACGTGGGGCAGACTTGGCAAAAAGGGCTGACGATCGACCGAGAGGACAACGATAAGAACTACGAGCCCGGTAATTGTAAGTGGTCAACACCACTGCAACAGGCCCACAATCGCTGTGATAATCGCATCATTCCGACGCCTCATGGGCCGATGAACGTCACACAAGCCGCAAAAGCTTGCGGAATCCCGCGCAATACCATCTACGCCCGCATCCTATATGGCTGGAAGGATGAAGACCTACTTCTGCCGGTTGGCGAGTACAGGGATGACGAGGGCAAATTCACTCATGCAAGGGGTCGCACCGGCCCATAGCTCACGATATACGTATGACTTAACCTACAGCCCCGAGGCACTCCCTCGGGGCTTTTCTTTCTAAATACGGGATGACCATTAAGAAACTCACGCCAGCAGAGGCGGAAACCCATGCTCTCGTGCACTCATGGCGCACGATGAAGCAAAGCGTCCACCCAGCCGATTGGGCGAAGGCACATCCCCCCAAGCCAGAGACCGAAGATGCAAAGCCAGAGATGACGGGAACGGCCAAAGCGGGACAGCCGACCATACGTATTACGCCCGCCACCGAGGATATTACCGATGCCGATGACCAGCCTCGATCTGATACATTTAAGCCTGAAAGCAGCTAACGTCACTGGAATTGGCCAAACTCCAGATAGCGAGGACGTCAATGACTGTTTCATCCTGCTCCAAGCCATGTTGGGCCAATGGAACCGCAAACGTTGGCTAATCCCCAATATGGTCGATACCGGGTTCGTCTCGACTGGCGCCGACAGTTATACTGTTGGCACTGGTGGCGACTTTCCGATTGATCGCCCCGACTGCATCGAAGCCGCTTACGTCCGCCTCCTACCGGTGAATGGGCCGAGCCCGGTCGATATCGGTCTCCAAGTCATCGAGGCCCACGAAGACTACGTCAGTATCGCCTGCAAGACCCTGCAAGCCTTCCCAAGCATTCTGTTCTATGACGCCACCTATCCGCTGGGCAATATCTTGCTCTATCCGGTGGCGATCGAGGGAATGTACGAAATCCACGTCCTCACCAAGGGCGTCCTCACCATTCCGCCCGATCTCACCACGCCGTTCATCATCCCGCCCGAATACATCGATGCGCTGATTTGGAACATGGCGTGTCGCATCCGGCCGATCTTCGGTGCCCCCGCCGATCCGGTCTCGGTGGTGTTCGCCAAGGTTGCGCTCAACACGATCCGTTCCTCCAACGCCCAAGTGCCACGGCTGTCCTGCCCACCGGCGCTATGGCGCCATAGCGGGCGCTGGGCGGGTCATGGCATCCCGAGCTACGCGAGCTTGAATTGACGTACACTGAACTCCTCGGGGGCGCCTACAAGACCCGCACGTTGGTCTCTGCCGCGCAACGGTGCCTGAACCTTTACCTCGAAAAGACCCCGGTCTCACGGCTGTCCGGCACCGGCGAGCCAACACCCAATAGCCACAACGTCACCCCCGGCACGCGACGGCTCTCCGTGGCGCCACAAGAGCGCATCCGTGGCCTCTACAGGGCCACTAGCGGCAAGCTCTACGGCGTCGCCGGCCAAGACCTCTACTACATCAGCCCCGACTGGGTCTGGCATCAGGTCGGCCACATACAGCCCTCCAAGCCATCCACCGCCGTCCCCCGCACCACGCCGGTGAGCATCGTCGATAGCGGTATCGATGCCGTCTTGGTGGACGGTACCTCAGATGGTTGGCATTGGAATCCGGCGGACAATACCGGCTGGGCACGCATCCTCGATGACGCCTTCAAAGGCAGCCAACGCGTCGAATATCTCGACACTTTTTTCATCCTCTCCGAGCCGAACTCGCCGCGCTGGTATGTCTCTGGCAGCGGTGCCACGACGTTCGCCGGTGACGACGTGGTCTCAAGAGCGGCGTTTGGTGACAACTCGGTTGCGGTGGTGGCGTCGCGTCGTTCTCTGGCACTGATCGGCAACGTCAGTACGGAGTTTTGGGCGAACACCGGCGGTGGCGGCTTGGGGACAACGACTGGCGGCACCGAGGTCAACGTGTTCCCGTTCTCCACCACGAGCAACTATCACGATGTTGGCTGTGCCGCGCCTTATAGCATCGCCAAGATCAGCGACGTGATCCTGTGGCTGGCACAAGACGTTGCCGGCAACTGCACGGTGGTCGCCGCATCCGGCTTCACGGTCACCCGTATCAGCACCCACTCGATCGAAACCGAGTTCTCCACTTATTCGAATATCGCTGACGCCACCGGCTATTGCTATCAGCAGCAGGGGCATCAGTTCTATGTGCTGAACTTCACCGAGGCGGATAAGACGTGGGTGTATGACATCATCACCAGTGAATGGCACGAACGGTGTTGGCTTGATGCCAATGGCAATGAACACCGCCATCGCGGCAATTGCTGTGCGTTCGCCTACGGCAAGATCGTGGTCGGTGATTGGGAGACCGGCGATCTCTATCAGCTAGACCTTAATACGTATACCGACGCCACCCCCGGTGGCGCTGGCAATGGTCCGATCAAACGGCTTCGCAGCTTCCCGCACAGCATCGAGACCTCGATGAACAAACGGGTGTTCTATCGCACCCTGATCGCCAACATGGCCGTCGGTACGAGCAAGAACACCACGGCCTCCGAGACCGTGGTCGATACCAGTTTCGTGGCGGCGGATGGCACCTTGCTGGAGAGCTACAGCAATGTGGCCGACACCAACGGCCATTTCCTCAAGATCACCGGCCAAGGCCAAGTGGTGGATGATTCCTTCATCGCCACCGATTCCGGGATTACGGCGTATCAGACCGCGACGCCACCGACCGTCAACAACTACGCGGTGCAGTTCACGGTCGATCTCACCGATGGCACCCTGAAACCGCCACCCGGCTCCTACATGTTCGCCATCGGTCGCGGAATCAATCTCAATCAGGGCTACCGCGCCGCTGTGACGAGCACAGGCACCGCCTACACGATCGACCTCACCGTGTTACCCGCCACGGTCTCGGTGCTCACCCTGCCCCTTGGGGCGATGATGGACGGGGGCTTTCGGGTGACCTTGGAGATGCAAGGCACCGGCATCAGTGTCGCGGTCCAGCGGATGGCGGATCAATTGTGGCTGGATCATGTCGGCGCTTGGACGCCGATCAAAGTGACCGCGATCCGCACCACCGACCATACGTATGTTGGGCCGGGCTTGGTGTTCTTCGGCGGCAACTGGCTACAGACCCCGACAGTCGGGCCGCCGCCGGCAGCGATGATGGCTGGGTTCACCGGGTTGGTGTTCGAGGACGATTTCACCGATCCGGGGACGATCTCGCCGACGCCATGACCTACAAATGGTATTGGAATTGGACCGAAGACGCCGCCAAATGGACGGTGTTGCCGTCTGATCGAGGCGCCGGCTTCGGTATCTCGCCCAATGGCGGGGTGCTCCGGATCACCGATGGTCAGTTTCCGATCAATGGCAACGTGGTGACCATTCCGGTCAATACGTTGAACTCTGGCAGTGACACCTTGCCCTCGATGGGGCAGGGGCATTGGCGGCATTTCTATCTGGAGTTTATGGCCGAGTTCCAGACCATGGACAATCACAGCACCGATGAAAGCAATGGTTGGCCGGCGTTGTGGGTATGGAGTGCCCAGAACCTGACGGAGTTTGGCTTGGGTGGATCGAGCATCAATGCGCCGAACGCCACCGAGATCGATGTGATGGAGCATTTCGGCACGATCTTCAGCCATACCACACCGGTCGCCGAGGCCACCGCGTTCAACCACGGCCCTCCCGATCTGAGCTTTGCGATGGGCTCTGCTGCTTTGCCGACAGGCAGTTCAGGTTGGCATCGCTATGGCTTGTTATGGACGGCCGATGTGATCGAGACGTATTTCGATGACGCGTTGATCGGCAGTCACGCCACGAGTGCGTTTCATCTGGAGAGCGATAGTCAGAGCTTGTTCATCATCATGGGGACGGGAAACGCGTGGGCGTTGAACATTGATTGGGTAAGGGTGTGGCAGGCGGTCGGGTAAATACCTCAATACATTGAGGGTTTTCCATGGCATCGCATGTTTATCCGCTCGCCAAGCAGTCTTTCATTTCTGGCGGCATCAATCTAACCAGTGCCACGGTCAAGATTGTACTCTTGACCTCAGCCTATAGCTATAATGCAGCGCACCAATTCTATTCGGATTTGGCTGGCGTGATTGTCGCCAGTGGTGCCTTGGCATCGAAGACAGTAACCAATGGCGTGTTTGATGCGGCTGATGTCACGCTCACAGCGGTGACGGCTGGCAGTACCATTGTCGCTTTGGCCGGCTATGTGGACACTGGGACGACCACGACCTCCAATTTGCTGTGGTACAATGACGGGTTTTCGCAGGCCACCACGGGTGGCGATGTCACCGTGCAATGGGATAGCGGTGCTTCACGCATCTTCGCGCTGTAAGGTAATAGCTGATGGCAGATTGGTATGTATCGAGTGCAGCTTACACAGCTATCACAGCCTTTGCGACCAGCCATGCTTATAGTATAGGGGACATCGTTAAACCTATTACACCGGTAGCGCTGTCTCGTCACGCGTTCAGATGCACGGTTGCAGGTACGAGTAGCACGGAGCCTTCGTGGCCTACTGGTCAGAACAACACGGTAGCGACAGGCGGCGCCACGTTTGCCAACGTCACGTCGCAATCAACCTATGGGTGGAGCGCGGCAGCCGGTGATGTCGGGACGATCTATAGCGCAAACCGACTTGGTTTGAATGACCGCGTCTACATCAGCAGCGACCACAGTGAAACTACAACGCAGACCAATTGGGGCAACAATTTAGTGGGTGGATTCGGCGTGATCCAATATCTTTGCGTCAATCGTGCCGGTTCAGTTCCGCCTATATCGGCCGATCTAACGACAGGTGCGCAGATTTCTAGTAGCAGCTTCTTTTTCTGGGTTAGCGGCTCATCCTATTGGCAAGGAGTCTCGTTCGCAGCGACATCTAGCAGTATCCTATTTGGCGGCGCAGCGAGCAACATGATGACAGTCTGTTTCAAGAACTGTAGTTTATGGCTCAACAATAGCGGCACAGGCTCCCAGATCGGTTCCAACAGCGTCGGAACCCTCATCTTAGACAACACAACCGTACAATTTGGGAATGTCGCGCAGACTATTGGATCAGGAAATGGTAATACCAGTGAGATAATTTGGATCAATTCCACAATCGTAGGCGCTACTATACCAACAGCGTTAATAGTGGATAACTGGTCATCATCTATGACGGTCCGGGGCGTCGATTTGAGTGCCGTAACGAATACATTGGTCAAGTGTCTGAGCGGCGGCGGCCTCAAGTTCCTATTCGATTCCTGCAAGATTGCTCCGGGAGTTACGAGATTTGGCACCGTCAGCAATAGCAACCCGCGCGATC